TTAATAACTTCTCCATTTTCAAGACGCCCAATTACAAGTTTTTCTTCAGACGATTTAAAAACAAGGGTTGAATCAGGATGCCATATTTTATTTATCGTCTTATTTTTCTTAAGAACAATTTTACGTGTTTGATCTGTTTTTTCACTCATATATACTTGTATTGTTTATTTATTACTAAAATTACATCTTTAGACCAATAAGAATTTCACTGTTATATACATACTTTGTTTATATTATTTGCAGTTTTTTTCTATATATTCATTATTATTTATAAAACGGTTAACTATTTTTTTTCTATATTTTTCACAAAAAGTTCTAAATAAATCGGAAAATATAGTTACAACCATTCTTAATATATGTCTTAATATATGTCTTAATATATGTCTAACTTCTTAGTCTTTTTCGGATTTTTTATGTTGATTTTCTTTTTTCTCTACCAAAGTAGACTACCGCGTATTTATAATATGACAATCCATTTAAACTACCAAGCATATTTTTCAGAATAATCAAAACTTGCTAAATCAATAAAAGCAGACTTTACAGATGATAAAGATCTTACACAGACATATTATTTACTTTGTCTTTTATATTTTATATAGAACAATTTTTAAATTCTCCAATTTAAAAATATATAAAGTTTTTATTTAATCATTGATAGATTAATTTAGATTAATTTAGAGAACGGGGAAACCCAAAGCACCTCCTGAGATACGAACAACGTTGTTATTGACAGCAGTAACAACAAATTCGTACTTCTGGTTTTCATAATCTCCTGTGGGAGTAGGTACACTAATATTAGCATTAGCAACAGGTTGAATGCTCACGTTGGTA